GTAAACAAACTCGATGCCATGCATCTTTATATGTTCATTTACCAAATCCTGAACTAGGTTTTGTTCACCTGTGCTACCTTGTAAGAAAAACGGATTAAGTGCCATTATCCAATCATATCCATTACAGGTAGTTCGTAAGTAGAACTCATCTTCTCTTCTAAAGATGTTAGTTCTGCAACACCATCATCATATATTGCTCTACCGTTGAGCTCTACACCACCAGGTAGTTTTACACCTTGATACTTTATCAAGTTTTGCCCCCATTGTTTTTTCAACAATGCAGTAAAGTATTTTTTCAAGAAAGGATCATTATAAACCTTGGTAAAATCATTGGGATCAAGTGTTCTATAACATTCAATGATTAAGTAATCATCTTTTTTCATACTTGAATAATCAGAATCAATATACAATCTATTTTGCCTTCTGTTAAATCTTATTTGCTTGTCAGGATGTAATATGAAATCAATATCCTCTAGATATCTTTTTGTTTGTGTGTAACTTAGCAGTTCCATAGAACTGAAGTAATATATCTCATTCAAAAATATTTGATATGTCAAGTTGAACATGTTAGATGCTATTGCACGACTATCAACTTTCCAAACTTTCTCAATACCAATTACAGCATCTGGTACTTGTATGTAATTTTGTGTTTCTTCAAATGAGAATGTAGTATTACCTATACCAGTTATATTTACGGTGGGACTAGTAGTTGTTGTTATACCAAGAGAAGTCTCTGCTCCATCTTGACCACTTGCCTGTACAGTATCAGTAAAATCCTCAGTTATCTTATGCTTCAAATACATCTTTTCCACACCATCCATGTGACGGTTGTGAAACATTTGAATGGCATCATCAATCAGATCATCATACTGCTCTTCAGCAATATTGACCTCTAATACGGGAGCACCCAATTGTCTCTTTCCGTAATCTATTAGTCCTTGTCTAGTATTAGGTTGTGCCATGTTTTATTTATCGTGTGATAACAACATCTAGTTCGTCACCAGCATCTAATCCTGTGGCAGGATTGATGATTGTAACTTGTGGACTACCTTTAGTGTAGTCTTGAGTAAGTTCTAACCTTACACCATTATGATAAACTTGGATATTTTCAGGAGTGGTATCATTATCATTTGGAGTGAATAATGTTTGACCTGCAGTAGCAGTAAACACATCTTCACCTGCATCAGAAACTAGAGATAATTCATCTCCTACATCTGCACTTTCAACAAGAGTTATAGGAGAACCTGCAGTATAATCAGTTCCTCTTTTTAGTAAAATACCATTCAAATAAACGTGAATTTTTTCTTTGATTGCACCTGGTGTTGATGAGGTTGTTTGGAATGAAGTTTGATTTTGCGTAGCAGTAAAGTATTCTTCACTAATAGTATGTCCAAAACCAACTTGAACTGTTACTCTATCACCAGCAACTGCAGCAGACTGTGCATTTAGATTTACTGTCTGTGGTGCAGATAACTGGAAGTCATTAGAAGTTGCAGCTCCAACTCTTTGTCTTACACCATTGATGAATATTGATACTGGAAATGCTTTTGATTGTGCTCCATCGTCAAATACGTTTGGTGCAGTAAATGCAGTTTGACCTGCAGTAGCAGTTGTGGTACTCTCAGATATACTTGTAGCAGCACCAGAACTTGCTGCAATTGTTTGGAAACTGAGCGTTCCTGATCCGTCCGTTTGTAAAACTTGCTCTGCACCCCCGTCGGACGTAGGGAAATTTAGACCTGCAAGAACTAATTGATTAGTGCTTGGGTTGTATGTTAGACCTGTATCAACTTTGATTGCTTCATTGCCAGATGATGAATCAACAAAAGCAAGGAAATGTGTTGAGTTATCAGATACAGCAGTAACACCAACTAATGATGCAGCACCAGCAGTTAGACTTCCACTATTGACCCAAGCAGTATCCGTACCATCAGATGAAAGAACTTGACCTGATGTTCCGAATGCATCGTCTCCATCATAAAGTTTACCATTAACGTGTACGTCTCCTACAACAGTAGCAATACCAGCAACATGAAGGTTTCTACCAGCAGTGATGTCTGTTCTTGCTGTAACAATACCAATAGAATCAATATTAGTTACATCTTCATATGTCAACACTCCACCGATTGTTACATCGCCTGTAAAGGTCGCAGCAACACCAGTAATATTTCTTACAGTAACGTCTGGAGTTCCAGTCAATCCACCAGCAGTACCAGATGTATTACCTGTTACATTACCAGTAACATTACCAACTAAGTTACCTGTAAATGTAGTAGCACTTAGATTTCCTTGACTTGGGTTATATGTAAATCCTGAGTCTGTTTCAATACCTTGAGTTCCAGAAGCACCATCAACAAATACTGGGAATAAACCGTTGTTCTCAGTATCGTTTGCAGTTACTGTTACAGAAGTTGCTAGGTCAGCTGTACCAGTCAGGTCACCAGTAACATTACCAGTAACATCACCAACAACGCCACCAGAGGCGGTTATAGCACCTGTGGTTGTAGTTACACCTGATATACTTACATTGTCTAGGTTAGTATGTCCATCTACGTCCAGAACCCCATTAGCGGTTACATTAGTAAATGTACCAACATTAGGTGTAGAACCACCAATAACTGAGTTATCAATTGTACCAGCATTTATGTCTGCAGTGGTAGCAACCAAAGACCCAATCGTACCTAAACTTGTTAGGGATGAGTTGATAATACCAGCACCCAGTCCGTCAGCACCAAGAACAGTAGTATTGTTTATCTTATAAACTTTACTTGATGCTACGTTTATATTCTCAGAAGATCCAAAGTTATCACCAGTTGCTTCAAATTGCCAAGACTTATCTCCATCTCCAGAGTCAATGGTTATACCAGCACCATCAGCAGCAGCATCGTTAGCAGCACCTGTGGCAACCTGTATATTCTTATCATCAATGTTTACGACGGTAGAATTTATAGTTGTAGTTGTACCATCAACTTGCAGATTACCTGCAATTACAACACTACCTGTATTGTCTCCTACAGCAGAGGGATCTATTGTTAGGGTTGCTGGACCTGAAATAGTATTTCCAGTTATCCTAATCGCAGATCCTTCTGCACCAGTATAGAAAGCAGTACCTGTTACGATACCTGTTGATACTATTGTGTCAGCAGTTATTTCTCCTGATATATTACCAGTAACATTACCAGTAAGGTTACCAATAAATCCACCACTACCTGTTACTGCTCCACCAAACGTCGTGATGCCAGAAACACTAACGTTATCTAAATTTGTATGACCATCAACATCAAAATATCCCGATAAATCTAAGTTGCCATTTAAATCTGTATTACCATCTACTCGTAAACTTTGTGATACTACGTTTTCTGTTGATAAACCAACTTCTCTTACTGTAGTTCCGACTCCAACACCTGCTACACCTGCTGCAATGAATACTTTACCGTCTGCTGTATTGATTGCAAATTCCCCTAAATCCAGTGTATTTGGGTAATGCGGAACTTTGCCAACGACACTAGATCGTTTTATTTTTATCTTTGGATTTGCCATTCTGGTATGTACCTATAAAAACAGTATCTACTGTCGAAGATATTTATGTTATAATTAGATTAGGTAGCTGATTATGATGACAAAAACTCTCGCTGTTTTAACGGGACCGCAAGGTTCGGGCAACCACCTCTGGTCCAAGATTTTTTCTTTGCACGAAGATGTTTTTGGTTGGAAGAGTCTACTCAATAATTATTGGGAAGCTCACCGTTTTTCAGAACCCTTTGCGGAACATTGGAAGGATCCGTCCACTCTGCATAAATTTGACTGGTCGCAAAGTCAATATTACTTTACCTCTATAAGCATCCCACTTGGCATAGAAAGTAAGGGGACAAAATGGTGTCCAAACGTGGTGCAGTTTTGCACAAATGCTCAAGAGTGTGGTGTGAAGACTAAAATATTAGTCATAGGTAGAGATCAAAATATACTTGCACATCAACAAAACCGAATAAGAGAAGAGTCTACTGTACGACACTTCCTAGACCAATTGCCTAGTTTTGAAAAACCAACATATCTAAGTTATGAACTACTTTATCTTTACAAGCAAGAGTATCTCAGATCACTAGATGTTGGATTCCCTATAGCATGGTATGATGAAAGAGTAAATCAAATACTAGAACAAGATGCTAACAAGAAGTACATAGGATATGTCAAAGAAAATCCATTAGACGATGGTAACAAGACTGGAATACCTTTTCCCTTTAATCCCAATATACCAGATAAACCTTCAAGTGATTACCTACCTTGCTGTGGAGATAAACCATGTCACTGCCCGTAATATTACCAATGAAAAAATTATTGATTGTTGCTGGTCCACAAGGATCTGGTAACCATTTGTTTGCTAGATTATTATCAGCACATCCTAGCGTTGTAGGATGGGACTCACTAAAGGACAACTACTGGGTTCCTAGTGATCAAGAACCCTTTGCTAGATTCTGGGTTCATCCAGAAGAACTAACCTTCCCAGAAGGAGAGTTCTTCTGTGCCAACGTCAGTGTA